ATGAAATGCTTATTCGTATGAAAGAACTTCCTAAACTAACAATGGATGATTTAAAATAAGGATATAAATCATGAGAAGATACCTAAAAAGATTATGGTGTGCTTTTATAAATCGTAAATGTAATCCTGCATGTGATTGTTGTTAAATGGCCCTAGCTAAATCACAAAAAAGCCTAAAGGCATGGACAAAACAAAAGTGGCGGACAAAGAGTGGTAAGCCTAGTGCTAAAACTGGTGAACGGTATTTACCTGCTAAGGCTATTAAGTCTCTTAGCGATGCTGAATATGCCGCTACAACCAGAGCTAAAAGAAAAGGCACTAAGGCAGGTAAGCAGCATGTACCTCAGCCTAAAAAAATTGCAAAGAAAACCAGAGCCTACAGAAAGGTAAAATAGGATGAGTGTAAGTCTTGGACTTCTTGATTATATGCCTTTACCTTTACAACCTTTTGATAAAGGATTGGTTGACTATTCAGTTAAAAAAGTAGAAGAAACTGCTAGAGCAATAGATAAAAAAATACAAAAGTATAAATATACAGATGCCTATACGTACCATCCTCAGAATATGGGTAAAGTATATCCACAACAAAGACAGGGTGAAAACATAGACTTTGTAGTAGCATAGGAAATAATATGGCTCGTAATCTTACAGAAAAACAACAGATGTTTTTAGATGTGCTTTTTGAAGAGGCACGAGGAAGTCCAGCAAGAGCAGTAAAACTTGCTGGCTATGCTCCAGGTATTTCTTCTAGTGTTATTTTAAACTCTTTGCAGGAGGAAGTTGCAGAGCTTACTAAAAAGTTTCTTGCAACTCGTGGACCACAAGCTGCTTGGTCTATGATGGAGATCCTTAATAATCCTACAGAGTTAGGTAATAAAGAAAAGATGGCAGCAGCAAAAGATTTATTAGATAGGGCTGGCTTTGTTAAAACAGAAAAGGTAGAAGTAAAAGCTGATAGTCCTTTGTTTATTTTACCCCCAAAAGAAAATGAAGATTAATAAACAGTGGAAACTTCCAGTACCAGATAAAACAGATGATGGTTATATTTGGCACCCCGTAGTCAGAATAGGCAGACACATACCTTTTGGATATAAACAAGATCCTGAAGATAAAGATATACTCTTACCTATTGAAGAAGAATTAGAACTTTATGAAAAGGCTAAGAAATATTTAAGGCAGTATAGCTACCGTGATGTAGCAAATTGGTTAAGCACACAATCTGGCAGAAAAATATCTCATGTGGGTCTAATGAAGAGGGTAAAGATTGAGCAAAAACGTAAGACAGCAGCTTCAAATCAACGCTACCTTGCCAAGCGATACAAAGAAGCTCTTGAGAAAGCGCAAAAACTTGAAGGTAGGATCATCTCCCAAGGAAACGGAGAAGCCTCAAGTATTAGCTGAGGATATACAAGAAAGACCTAGAGAGGTTATATTTAAACCTAATCCTGGTCCACAGACAGCTTTTCTTGCTGCTACAGAACAAGAGGTGCTTTATGGAGGTTCGGCCGGTGGCGGGAAGAGCTACAGCTTAGTTGCTGATCCTGTTAGATATTTTGATAATCCTCATGCTAGTATGCTACTTGTTAGACGTAGTACAGAAGAACTAAGAGAACTTATTTCAGTATCTAAACAACTTTACCCAAAAGCTATTCCTGGTATAAAGTTTATGGAACGTGATAAAACTTGGGTGGCTCCTTCTGGTGCAACGTTGTGGATGTCTTATCTTGATCGTGATGATGATGTAATGAGATATCAAGGACAGGCATTTAATTGGATAGGGTTTGATGAACTTACACAGTGGCCTACTCCTTATCCGTGGAATTTTATGCGAAGTAGGTTACGTACAACTAGAGATAGTGGGTTGCCTTTGTATATGAGGGCAACAAGCAACCCAGGAGGACCAGGGCATCAGTGGGTAAAGAAAACTTTTGTTGATCCTGCAGAACATAATAAATCTTTTTGGGCTACTGATATAGACAGTGGACAAATTATAACTTGGCCTAAAGGTCATAGTAAAGAGGGTGAGCCTTTATTTAAACGTAAGTTTATCCCTGCAACACTTTTTGATAATCCGTATCTTGCTGATGATGGTCTGTACGAAGCTAATCTTTTATCTCTGCCTGAGCACCAACGTAGACAGCTACTTGAAGGAGATTGGGATATTAACGAGGGAGCCGCCTTCCCTGAATTTAACCGTAAGATTCATGTGGTAGACCCTTACGATATCCCTAATAGTTGGACTAGATTTAGAGCTTGTGACTATGGATATGGCTCTCATACAGGAGTGGTGTGGTTTGCTGTAACACCTGCAGAGCAACTAGTTGTATATAGAGAGTTGTATGTTTCTAAAGTAACTGCTGATAATTTAGCAGATATGATTTTAGAGGCAGAAGGAGAAGATAAAATACGATACGGTGTTTTAGACTCTTCTTTATGGCACAATAGAGGAGATACTGGTCCTAGTCTTGCTGAACAAATGATTATGAAAGGTTGTAGGTGGAGGCCATCTGATAGATCAAGAGGATCTCGTGTAGCAGGTAAAAATGAAATACACAGGAGATTACAAGTAGATGAGTTTACAGAGGAGCCTAGATTGGTATTTTTTAATAGTTGCGTTAATACCATATCTCAATTACCTGCCATACCTCTTGATAAAAATAATCCAGAAGATGTAGATACAAATGCAGAAGATCACTTGTACGATGCTTTACGTTATGGAGTAATGACAAGACCTAGAAGTAATCTATTTGATTTTGATCCTGTAGCACAGGGTTCAGGTTTTCAAATGGCAGATACAAAGTTTGGATATTAAATGAAAACTTTTTTAGTTGTTATTAGTATGTGGAGTTTTAATGGAACTGAGTGGAATTACATTGGCAATCAATATGTAATGCAAGAACCTTTTACTTTAAAACAATGTGAAAGAATAATAAACTCTAATGCTTGGGAATCTTATATAGAAAATAAAAATTATACAATCCAGTTAGACTGTATTCATAAAGACAGTGGAGAAAAATAAATGGAAGAAGAACTTGAAGAAATGTTAATGGACAGAGAGGAAACCTCTAGTATTGATGATGTAGAGGAAGATGGATATTCTGATCCAGCAGCAGGACAAATAGTTAGTTTTGTAAAGGGAAAATATTACAAGGCTGAAACTTCTAGACGATTAGACGAAGAGAGATGGATACAGGCTTACAGAAATTATAGGGGTTTGTATGGCCCAGATGTACAATTTACATCTACAGAGAAATCTAAAATATTTGTAAAGGTTACTAAGACAAAAGTGTTAGCTGCTTATGGTCAGATAGCAGAAGTTCTTTTTGGTGGACAAAGATTTCCTATCTCAATAGATCCAACAACTTTACCAGAGGGAGTTGCTGAGACAGTTGGCTTTGAAACAAATCCACAAATAAGAGAGGCAGTAGAAAAACAAGAAAGCAAAGATCTTCTTCCTGGTGAAACTTTCCCACAGTTTGTAGAAAGACTTGCAGGTTTAGAGGATAAGTTAGAGCCTGTTTTAGATATATTAAAAGAAGACCCAAGCTCAACACCTACAACTATTCAAACTCATCCTGCAGAAATTGCAGCTAAGAAAATGGAAAAAAGAATACATGACCAGCTAGAAGAGTCCTACGCAAAGAAACATTTACGTGCTGCTGCTTTTGAAACAGCTTTGTTTGGCACAGGGATTATGAAGGGTCCATTTGCTATAGATAAAGAATACCCTAATTGGAATGATGACGGTGAGTATTCTCCAGTATTTAAAACTATACCACAAACTTCTAGTGTTTCTATCTGGAACTTCTATCCTGATCCTGATGCAGCAACAATGGAAGAGGCAGAGTATATCATAGAGCGTCATAAGATGTCTCGCTCTCAGCTACGTGGTTTAAAAAATCGTCCCTACTTTCGTTCTAACGCAATAGACAATGCACTTAACTTAGGTGAGTCCTATCAAAAAGAATGGTGGGAACACATTATGGAGGATGATGCAGAAGAATATAGTGTTGAAAGGTTTGAAGTTTTAGAGTTTTGGGGTTTTATAGACACAGAGACTCTAGAGGGACAAGATGTTGAGATACCAGAGGAATTACAAGATTCTGATCAAGTAAGTATAAATGCTTGGATTTGTAATGGTCAGGTGTTACGTCTTGTTATGAATCCGTTTACACCTGCATATATACCTTATTTTGCTGCACCATACGAAATGAATCCTTATAGTATCTTTGGGGTAGGTATAGGGGAAAATATGGATGATACACAGACCCTTATGAATGGGTTTATGAGGATGGCGGTAGATAATGCTGCACTATCAGGTAATTTACTTATTGAGATAGACGAAACAAATTTAGTACCAGGACAAGACCTTTCTGTGTATCCTGGTAAAGTATTTAGGAGACAAGGGGGAGCACCAGGACAAGCGATCTTTGGTACTAAGTTCCCAAATGTGTCTGCAGAAAATATGCAGATGTTTGATAAAGCAAGGGTATTAGCAGATGAATCAACTGGCTTCCCATCTTTCGCTCATGGTCAGACAGGCGTTAGTGGCGTGGGTCGCACTGCTTCTGGTATTTCTATGCTTATGTCTGCTGCTAATGGTAGTATTAGGAATGTAATAAAGAATATTGATGACTATTTATTAGCCCCACTTGGTAAGGCTTTCTTTAGTTTTAATATGCAGTTTAACTTTGACCCAGAGATTAAAGGTGACTTAGAAGTTAAAGCTCGTGGTACAGAAAGTCTGATGGCTACTGAGGTACGTAGTCAAAGGCTGATGCAGTTTATGCAGGTAGTATCTAATCCTGTATTGGCTCCGTTTGCTAGGATGGATTATATTGTACGTGAGATTGCAAAGTCTATGGATCTTGACCCTGATAAGGTAGGTAATAATCTTTCTGAAGCTGCAGTGCAAGCAGAAGTGTTGAAAAAGTTTAGAGAAGAGAATCCACCCCCTCCACCCCCAGTAGCCCCTCAGAGCGCACCAGCAGGCGCACAGGTGCAGGATACGCAAGGTAGTGGGGGAGGTACTATAGGAACAGGAACAGCACCTACACCAGGAGAACAGGGCTTCTCAGGCAATACTGGTGGTGAACGGCAGTTACAATGAAGTTAGTAGTAAATAATAATTTAAAACCTTTTGTTAATAATCCTGAACTTTATAATCCTTTTTTAGATGAGTTAGAGGAAAGATTAGGGTTTGCTCAAGTAGCCCTTGAACAATCTAGGGAACCTGAAGAGATGTTCAGACTACAGGGTGTAATACGTGCTTTACGTGATTTATCAAGGTTGAGAGATAAAATTAATGGCTGAAGGGGGCGTTATGCAAAATATAAAAAGTATGCAAGATCAGATGGACTTATTTGATTATGATGGCATGAAAGACGATGGTATGTTACGTGATCCTGTCTCTGGTAATGAAGTGCCACCTGGTTCTATGGCAAAAGAAGTTAGAGATGATATTCCTGCAATGTTATCAGAGGGAGAGTATGTAGTTCCTGCAGATGTCCTTAGATACTATGGAGTAAGTTTTTTTGAGAATCTACGCAATCAAGCTAAAAATAATTTACAACAGATGGAAAGAACAGGTAGGATAGGTGGAGAACCTATTACTCCAGAACAAGCTCAACGAAATATGCAGATTAAACCTGTAGGTATGCCTAAACCAGCTACTGCAAATCAAGGTGGGGTAATGACAGGTTTTCAAAGTGGGGGAGATAACTCTATTTTTAGTCCACAAAATTTGCCTCAAGGTAGAAATCCCCTAGAATATTTGTCCCCTTTTTCTACAATGAGTTCTTCTGCAATTGCAAATAGAGCCGCTACTGCAGGAACAACTTCAATCACTCAATTTAGAAAACACTATAATGCAACTGGAAAATTTATAAATATTAAATATATTTCTGATCCTAATAATCCAAGTGAGTTTATTATAGATACAAGTGATCCTCAAAATGTAGAAAATGCTGCAGCATACCCACTTACTGAGGAAGGATATGCTGCTTTAAAACCTGAATTTGAAACACAAAAGAAAGATCGTAGAGAGTTTGTTCCTGATAAAAAACCAGATACAAGTTTCTTAGAAGGTATTAGTGCTAATGATGCAGAGGGTTTAAAAAATAAAGCAGGAGAACTATTAGATTTAAAAAATATGCCTGGCCTTACAAGACCTGGAGGACTTGGCCCTCCTGGTTTACAATTGCTTGGAGGTATATCTAGTATTAATAGATTAGCACAAGCTAAAGGAATTATGAAATTTGCAGAAGAGCAAGGAATGCGTGAAACAGCTAGTGAAATACAGAAACTAATAGATAATAGTGCTTTTGACACTGGTTTCTTTAAAACACTAGATAACTTAGGTATTGGCACAGGAAATAGTTATAAAGAAGTAATTAAAAATTATTATTCTGGTAAATATGATGAGGTCTTACCAAATGCAAGATACGATAGTGCTGGTAAAAATGTAGGACAACGAAGAGAATATACTTTTAACGAAGATACTTCAGAAGGTCTGTATAACTTACATGAAGCTATGCAAGGAACTTATGGTGAAAGAGCAAGGTATCTTGCAAATCAACAAATATATAGTCAATCACTTGCTAAAAAAGGTTTTGATGATGTTAGTTATTATGGCTCAAGTAAAAGTATTACTGATCCAGATTTTTTCTCTGCGGTGCCAAAAACTGCTGTATCTAATGAACCACCTAAACAAGTAACTTCAGGTCGAGATAATGATGGTCCAACTGCTGCACAGATAGCTGCTGCTAGAAGAGAGGGCGATAGAATAGACAAGGAACAGCAAGAAAAAATTGTAAGTTCTGGTAATGTTTACTCATCTGACCCAAAGGAAGCAATAGAACAAATGAAAGAAAAAGGCACTTTTAACGTGGGTGGAAGAAATAAAGGTGGTCTAATGGCTACCCCAAAGAAAAAGAAAAGAGGTAGACCTAGAAAGTCTGGACTCGCAGGTAAACAATAAGGCTACCCAGTTACGACTGGCCCCAACATAAGGAGAATAAAATGCCTGAACTAGCAGAAGTAGAAACTCAAAAGACTGCAGGATTTGTAGATAGGGGATATAACTATACACGAAAACAGCAGCGTTTAGAAGAGGACGAAAAGGAGATTAAACGTCTTGAAGCAGAGCATCGTGGTGAATCTGAACAACAACAAGAAGAAGAAACTACCGAAACGAAAGAGGCCGATACAGAAGTTAAAGAAGAAACGTTATCTGCAGAAGAAAGAAGTTTTAAAAAACGCTATGGTGATTTAAGGCGTCATATTCAAAAGAAAGAAAAAGAGTGGGAAGAAAAGTTTGAAGCTCTTCAAAAACAATCTAAAAGACAAGGTATAGCACCACCTAAATCTGATGATGATATAGAAGAATGGGCAAAAGAAAATCCTGATGTAGCTGGCATAGTAGAAACTATCGCTGCACAAAAAGCACAAGAGATGTTTTCTAAAGCTGAGATACGTCTACAGGAGCTAGATGAAGCACAGGCAGAACTTACGAGAACAAAAGCAGAGAATGAAATTAGAAAGTCTCATGAAGATTTTGATCAACTAAGACAATCAGATGACTTTCATACTTGGGCAGATGAACAACCTAAGTGGGTTAGGGATGCCTTATATGAAAACTCTGATGATCCTGCTTCAGTAGTACGTGTTATTGATTTGTATAAAGTTGATAAAGGTATTACAAACAATGACAGAAAAACAAAAAGAAAAGCAGCAGCCTCTACTGTGACTAAACGTAGTAAAACACAAGTAGATGTAGAGGACGCAAACAATGTAATTACAGAGTCTGAGGTTTCACGTATGACAGCCGAAGAGTTTGAAGAAAGATCAGACGAAATTAACAAAGCAATACGCTCTGGTAAATTCGTTTATGATATATCTGGCAAAGCTAGATAATTGTTGACAAATATAAAATCAACAGTATAACTAGGGGTATATGTACAAAAGCCTCTTTTGACCACCTTTTGTACAAACCTTTATTCCAAAAGTCTAATTTGATAAGAACTACCTGTTCAAGTATAGGCCCAGATATTATTTGGTAGGCCAACTAAATATTTCTGCACCCTAGAAAATGTGACAGCCTCTTGTAAACGTTAGCTTTGTAACCCGAAGCCAATTATAAGGAGGATTTATTATGGCTTTTCAAACAGCAGCGGGTTACGGTAATTTACCAAACGGTAATTTTAGTCCCGTAATCTACTCCAAAAAGGTACAGCTTGCTTTCCGTAAAGCTGCTACCGTAGGTGATATTACGAACTCTGATTATTTTGGGGAGATTGCTGCCCAAGGTGATACAGTGCGTATTATCAAAGAACCCGAAATTTCGGTGAAAGAGTATGCTCGTGGCACCACCGTCACAGCACAAGATTTGGATGATGAAGACTTCCAACTTGTTATCGACAAAAGCAACTACTATGCTTTTAAAATGGATGACATTGAGGAGGCTCACAGCCACATCAATTTTCTACAGCTTGCTACGGATCGCGCAGCGTATCGTTTAGCTGACCAATATGACCAAGAAGTTCTTGGCTACATGTCAGGTTTTAAACAGTCTGCGCTACATGCAAAAGCAGATACAGCTAATACTACCGTAAATGGTACAAAGGCTGTAACAACTGCAGGATCAGACGAATTGCTTTCTAGCATGAAACTGATCAAGAGTTCATTTGGCAACATTACAACAGCATCTGCTGGTGATCACTCGATTCCAGTAACTGCACGTATGCCAGGTGCTACTTCTCTACCAACTGCAACTGTTTCACCTGCAATGATTGTTGCTCGTATGAAACGTCTGCTTGATCAACAGCAAGTTGACACTAATGGTCGTTGGCTCGTAATTGATCCAGTATTCATGGAGATTCTATCTGATGAAGATAGCCGTTTCATGAATGGAGACTATGGTGAGTCTGGTGGACTTCGTAATGGTCTTGTGATCAACAACTTTCACGGTTTCCGTTTGTACTCGTCTTCAAACCTACCAGCAGTGGGTACGGGGCCAGGCACATCAGGAACAGCAAACCAAAACTCTAATTTTGGTGTGATTGTTGCTGGACATGATTCTGCTGTTGCAACTGCAGAGCAAATCAGCAAGACTGAAACATATCGTGACCCTGACAGCTTTGCTGACATTGTTCGTGGTATGCATCTATATGGCAGAAAGATTCTTCGTCCAGAAGCAATTGTAACTGCTAAGTATAACGCAGCGTAAGGGAGGACATAGACATGGCTACTTTTGACTTAACCTCTAAAGCAACCGTTGGTGTTGATTCCAATTCTGTTGCTGTACCACCCTCACGTTTCCAAGGTTTTGGGATGTACATGCGTGAAGCAGTCCTTGACATTGAAAAAATGGTTGAGGATGGATACTCTTGTACTAACGGGGATGTTTTTCAAGTTTTGGAAATCCCTGCTAATACGATGGTGCTTTTTGCAGGTGCTCAAATCCTAAAATCTTTTAACGGTAGTTCACCTACTGTAGATATTGACTTTGCAGAAGGTGATGATATTGTTGATGGGGCAGATGTTACTGCTACTGCTGGGACATTCCTAGCAAGTGGTAGTAATGGTGCTGCAATGACAACATCAGGTACTATTACTTTTACACAGCACGTAACTACAACAGACACTATTGATGTGGTATTAGCTGCATCTAGTGCTGATGTTACGGAAGGTAAACTTCGCGTAATGGCTTGTTGCATTGAAACAGGTATTCGTGGTGGTGTAGAAGCTACTGAAGTGGATCGTGATCTGCTTGCATAAAAACTTTAGGGGCTGACTTAGGTTAGCCCCTTTAGCTTATCTTAGGAAAACAAAATGGCACTCACTTTTTTAACACTAACTAATGATGTTATAACTAGGATGAATGAAGTAGTGCTTACTTCTAGTAATTTTTCTGCATCTAGAGGTATACAGACACAGTGTAAAAATGCAGTAAATGATGCTATTAGGTATATCAATCAAAGAGAGTTTGGATATTCTTTTAATCATGCCTCTAACAGTTCTACACTTACCCCAGGAGTGGCTAGATATTCTTTACCTACAAGCACAAAGTCTTTAGACTATAGTACAGCTAGAATAAAAAAAGATACATCTCTTAGCGTAACGGGGACTAACCTTACTAACTTAAATTACTATGAATACATTGATAACGACTATGCTAATGAAGAGGATGATGTTGCAAGTACAACTCTTAATGGTTCTCACTCAGACTCTGTTACTACCCTAACTCTTACATCTACTACAGGGTTTGATGCTACAGGTTTAGTTTATATTGGTGGAGAACAAATTACATATACAGGTATTACAGGAAATGATATAACAGGTTGTACAAGAGGAGCTAATAGTACAACTGCTGCTGCACATGATAGTGGTGTAACAGTTACACAATTTGAAGGGGGAGGTGTACCAAGACAGATTATTAGAAGTCCTGATAATAATTATATTCTTTACCCATATCCTGATAAACAATATACTTTAGCATTTGATTACTATACGTTTCCCTCTGATTTATCTGCACATGGAGATACAACTACTATTCCAGATAGGTTTAAACCAGTAATAGTAGATGGAGCTACAGCTTATGTATATTTATACAGGGGGGAACAAAATCACTACCAGTTAAATTTTCAAAGATTTGAGCAAGGGATAAAAAATATGCAAAGTCTACTTATCAATAAGTATGACTATGTGAGATCTTCTATGATAACTAGGCCAGGAACTTCTGTCAACTTTACTAGTGGAGTTATTTCTTAATGGCAGATACCTCCCAAGCATTACCAGCAGCATTTAACTGTGAGGGTGGGCTTGTTTTGAATAGGTCCACTTTTCTTATGCAGCCAGGTGATCT